GCTACACATCCTGGTGCTACCATTGAGTTAAACAAGACGTCTTCACCACGTTCGGCGTAGCCATACTCTTCAAGGTGATCAATCTGAACATGCCCAATAGGCACATGTTTCGTTTTATGCCCATCAATACCGCCCTTGATGAATGTGTAACAATGCTGATAGGAACACAACGGTACTTCTTGTCCTAATATGGCACTTACTAGGATATTTGCGCGGGTGGCGACGTCAAGTTCATCTCGGATATTGAGGCGCATGTTTTTTAACAATTCACGAACGTTTTTTGCATTCATGATCATCATATATTCGCCCCAATACCAAGCAGTATTATATAGTAGTGAATCAACGACACAACCATCGTTTGAGTTGACTATACCATCGTATTCACGGATAGCCTCAACAGACGTACAGACGGCATCTCCTAACAGTAGACACGGGATAGAAGCACGTTTTAGCCCAAGAGAAGGTAGCCGACACACCCTGTGTATGTGAGTCCACCAGTGAGCTTCCACCGTCTCAGTGGATGGTTGACAGTACCATGGGCGGAGCAATTTAGCGGCATTAAGTGCGTCTTCATGCCATCTATGGGTCGTACATAGTTTGTGTAACAAAACCAACAAATCGTTATCATCGTAGGTCGTTGAGTTAAGCACGTTTACCTCGGGTCCCACAAATACCACCGAGTTCGGTGTGAGCCCGAAATCTATGTTTTGGTCAATAAGCAAAGGGGACATTCTAACATTACCTTTCAAACAATACAAGAGGACTGTACACTCCTTTTCAGTCAAGTTACTTGTATTTACCCAATACTTAAATTGCTTTAAGTGTTTGATGGCATTATCATCTCTGGGCACTTCACTTGGCATAAAGGTGACGTTCATATCATTCGTCTCGGGAGCATGGTTAATGTTCTGCGGTACAATATACCTACCATTAATAAAGTCAAAATGATCACCAAAGTGGTCGCCAGATCGACTGTGTCCGTCATTATACTCATACATTTTCCAGACCTTGACATTATAAGTTATTGAGGTATTTAAGTCAACGTTTGGCTCGACACCATCTACTCTGTCTAACAGCGCCCGCTTAATGCTAGAGAGGTTAGAATCTGAATCTGCGACACCACAAGCTGTTGGTCCTGATCTAACCATGGTTTTGAGAGTATCCCACTGCTGCCTTGCATCTGGGATCCGTGCCCAGGCAATCACGTCTGCTAACCGGAACCGGAGAGTGTGATTAAATGTGGCTAAGCGCTTTGACATCCTAGCTCTGTGGATCTTAATTAAAATGACAGCGATAAGTGATGTAGCATTGTCATAAAAGTCGCCAGCCAGCATGACGTCCTGGAACAGATTAATCCGTTGCTCTTTGATATCTACGCTAGGCGCTGTTTCACGTAAATACTTTGCAACTAGGGTGGAGTTTGGAAAACCGTCTCGGTTCACACACTCTCGGTTAAGTCCGAAAAACGATTGTTGCCGTCCTGCGTCCACAACAGTTTGAGCCATACCGTATATTGTACCAGTGGCTAGCGCTGCAGTTATACCACGCTTCCCTTCTTGCTCAGATATAGGATCCACTGTATGGCCTTGTGCCATATTAGCCTCGCCAGTCATCCTAGTATACTGGTGACCCTGCTGAGCCACACCCACTTCTTTGCTTCCACCATCGTTTAATTTGAGATAATTTTTGTAAAACAAGAGACCTTGTTTATAGCTTTGGAAAACACAGTTCAAACCTTTGTAAGCGAACATTGTTTAAGAGTAATTTACTTTGCAATTGGGGGTTTTATATGCT